ATATATAGTTGTAGCGGATGTTGCTAGAGGTGATTCATCAGATTACTCAGCAGCTCACGTTATAGATGTTGAAGCATCGGAACAAGTAGCTGAATATAGGGGTAAGTTAGATACCAAAGATTTTGGTAATTTCTTAGTATCTCTATCAACGGAATACAATAACGCACTATTGGTAATTGAAAATGCTAATATTGGTTGGGCAACAATTCAACAAGTTATTGATAGAAACTATCCTAACTTATATTATATGAGTAAGGATTTAAAATATGTAGATGTTGAACATCAACACTCAAATAAATATCGTTCTCAAGATAAGAGTATGGTAGCTGGATTCTCAACCACATCAAGAACTAGACCACTAATTATTTCAAAGTTAGAAGAGTATGTTAGAGAAAAATCAATCATCATACGTTCAGTTAGAACTATTGATGAATTATTCACATTTATATGGATGAATGGTAGAGCTGAAGCAATGAGAGGTTATAATGATGATTTAACAATGAGTTTAGCCATTTCACTTTGGGTAAGAGATACCGCTCTGAGATTGAGACAAGAAGGTATTGACTTGACTAAACAGGCAATCAATAGTATTTCATCATATACTTATAGTGGGGTGTATGGTGGAAACGATTCTGATGATAACCCCTGGCAAATGCAAATTGGAGATGATATCGAAGATTTATCTAAATGGTTATAAAATAAAAATTTTATATTTATATAGTATAGGTTAAATATAGGAATTAAGTATGGAAAATTATTCTGAAGAACTTTATAACGAATTTAAATTATCATTAGATGAAAACATCGAAGAATATGATGTTGAAAACTATTATGATTTAAAAGAGTTTGTTGACTTTCTAAAAAATATGAAGGAAGATATTAACGAAGCCGAATATCAAGGTAGAAAGGTAAAACTTAATAAAACAACAAGAGGTGATGTTAAGAAGTTTAAAGTGTATGTAAAGAATCCAAAGGGAAATGTTGTAAAGGTAAACTTCGGACATGGTGGGACATCTGCTAAAAAAGCAGGTGAGAAAACAATGCAGATTCAGAAAGATATTCCATCAAGAAAAAAGGCTTTTAGAGCCAGACATAATTGTGATACACCCGGACCAAGACACAAAGCTAGGTATTGGAGTTGTAAAGCATGGTAAATAAATAAAGGTTATAAAATAAGGAAACAAAATGGCAGAAGAACAAAACAATAGTTCATTTTTTAATCGATTAACGAAACTCTTTTCTACTCAAGCAATCGTAAAGGTTGACAAGGATGGGAAAAGAAAAGTTGTTGATGTAGATGATAGACAGCAAGGTGGAACTAACTTAATGAATTTAAGGGATAGGTACACTAAACTTCAAAGGTCTTTTTATGGAGACCAGATGGCAGCTCAATCAATGGCATACCATCAAGTTCGTAGAGAATTATTCAGAGATTATGATGCTATGGATAATGACCCAATTATCTCATCGGCATTAGATATCTATGCAGATGAATGTACACTTAAAAATGAATTTGGTGAAGTTGTACAAATCAAATCAAAAAACGAAAAAGTAAAAGAAATATTAGAGAACCTTTTCTATGATATTTTGAATATAGAATTTAACCTATGGTCTTGGACAAGAAATATGGTTAAGTATGGTGATTTCTTTTTACTACAAGAAATCCAACCAGGTGTTGGTATTATAAATGTAAAACCACTTCCAGTTTATGAAACTGAAAGATTAGAAAATACTGACCCTAATAATTCAAATTATATTAAGTTCAAAGTAAATCACGACCCAAATGGTAAAGGTGAATATGAGAACTATGAAATCGTTCACTTCAGATTATTATCCGATACTAACTTCTTACCATATGGAAAGGCAATGATTGAGAATGGTAGAAGAATTTGGAAACAAGTTTCTTTGATGGAAGATGCTATGTTGATTCATAGAATTATGAGAGCACCGGATAAGAGAGTTTTCAAAATTGATATTGGTAACATTCCTCCACAAGAAGTTGATAACTACATGCAAAGAATTATCAACAAAATGAAAAAAACTCCATTCGTAGATAAAAGAACTGGAGATTACAATCTAAAGTATAATATCCAAAACCTAACTGAAGATTTCTTCTTACCTGTTAGGGGTGGTGATAGTGGAACCCAAATAGATTCATTAGGTGGTTTAGAATATACAGCTATTGATGATATTGATTACTTAAAAAATAAAATGTTTGCAGCTCTAAAGATTCCAAAAGCATATTTGGGATATGATGAGAATGTAAATGGTAAAGCAACTCTTGCTGCAGAAGATGTAAGATTTGCAAGAACAATTGAAAGAATACAAAGAACTTTAATTTCAGAATTAACTAAATTAGCAGTAACTCATTTAGCTGCTCAAGGTATTGAAGGTGCTGAAATGGTAGATTTTGAATTAGATTTAGTAAATCCATCTACGATTTATGAACAAGAAAAAGTAAATCTTTGGAGTGAAAAAGTTAGATTAGTTTCTGATATTCAGGGATTAAATATGGTATCTAAAGATTGGGCATATAAAAATATATTTAACTTTAGTGATGATGAGGTTGATTTTCAAAAAACTCAACTTATTAATGATTTAAAAGATAGATTCAGATATCGTTCAATTGAAGATGAGGGAAGTGACCCAGCAATGGAGCAAGACCCAACTGATGTTGAAGATGAATTAGAAGAGTTAAAAACTGAATTAAAGAACAAAGGTGGTAGACCAAGAGAGGGAAACACCTATGGTAAAGATAAACATCCTTATGGGAGAGACCCATTAGGTAAAAAAGAAAATCAAAAAGCGTTAAAGAAAACTGAATCAAAAGTTAGTAAAACTACGCATAAAGTTGCTAGAGAATATGTAAACGGAGTTTCAGCAAAAAAGAAGTTGATGAGTGAAAGCGGAGACTTTTTAGATGACGCAAATTTAATTGATGAATAAAAATTTAGGAAATCAAAATTAAGTTATATTTATATACGATGTATTGCATCGTATATTGATATATTATTATAGGATAAAAACACAATGAAGAGGGTAAAACATTCAAAATTTAAGAATACTGGTATTCTATTTGAACTTTTAGTGAGACAAATTACATTAGAAGTTCTTAATGGTGATACAAGTGAGAAAGCTAAAAAAATCGTTAGTGAGTTTTTTAGTCCAAAAACAGAGTTAAACAAAGAGTTAAGATTGTACGAACTTCTTATTAAAGAAAAGTACACTTCAGAATCAAGAGCTGAAAAGTTCATTGATACTGTTAACGAAGCTCATAATCGTATTAACCAAAAACAATTACAACGAGAGAAGTATAATCTTATCAAAAAGATTAATGAATCATTCAATATGGATGAGTTCCTATCTTCACCTATTTCTAATTATCGTTTGATGGCATCTATCTATAAGATTTTTGAATCCAAAAAGATGGATAACTATGATATTAAAGATGTATTCAATTCAAAAATTACCCTCATTGAATCTATCACATCCAATCCAGCTATTAAAACTCAAACAAAAAAAGATAAATTAGTTGAAAATTATAAAAAACAAGATAAAGATTTAAGATTACTTACTTATAAGATTTTAGTAGAAACTTTTAACAAAAAGTATTCTAATTTAAATGAATCTCAAAAAACTTTATTAAAAGAATATATCAATAACTTATCAAACACAACCGGATTCAAATCTTATGTAGAAAAAGAGATTCCAAATATTGTAAAGGAACTAAAATCAATCCAATCTAATGTTAACGATAAAGTAACTAAAATTAAGTTAGCAGAAACTATTTCTGTTTTATCAAAAACTAAAATTGGAAAAGTTGTTTCTGATAATCATGTTTCATCTATAATGATGTCATATGAATTAATTAAAGAATTGAAAGTTAAGATATGAAGTTAAGGGAATTAATTGAAGATTTAATTGCAGAAATAGAGCAAGATGAGTTAGATATTGAAGAGGCTACAACCACTGGTGATGTGGCTGGATACAATACTCCCAATGCTTTCAAAGATACTGATGGTACTGATGAAGATGAAGAAAATGATAAAGAATTTGTTGATACTATAAATAAAGCGAGTGGTTACAAAAGGGTTAGTGAAAACAGATGGCTAGAACTAAAAAGAGATGAATCCTCACCTAAACAAAAAATAGGTAGAGGAATTTCTCAAGTTAATAAACAACTTTCTGAAATTGAAACATTCCTAAGATGGTATGGTAAAATTAAGAAAGAGGGTGATTTGAATTCGGACCAATATTGGAAGAGAACACAAAAGAATTTATTCAAAATCAGAGAAAGGTTAAACACCATTGTAACACAGATTAGTAAATTATAAACGGGGATTGGCAATTATGAATATTACCAGAGAAACTATCAAAGACACACTCAGAGCTGTTATGGCAGAAGAAACTGAGTATCAAACTTTTTTCAAAAAAGCTTTAGAAAAAGCAGGAAAATCTATCCCATCAATGAGTGATGAGGAAAAGAAAGAGTTCTTCAATAAGATTGATGCAGCTTGGAACGCTAAGGGAGAAAAGAACGAAGCGTTAAAAGGTGACCAACATAAGTTGGATGTTGATGGTGATGGTGATATTGAAGCCGATGATTTGGCAGATTTAAGAGCTGGTAAAAAAGCAAAGAACGAATCTGCTGGTTGTGGATGTGGTTGTGGATGTGGTGGTTCTCAAGTAAACGAAGAGTTCAAATCAAAAGATTCTACCTTTGAAAAAGTATATGGTATCTTTGATAAGAGAGATTACTTTAACTCTAAGGGTTTAGCAAAAGTACAAATCGGAAACTTCGAAAGAGCATTAAAGAAAAACGATAAAGGCGCTCAACAAATCTTAGATAAGTTCAAAGGTGATATGGATAAGGCAAAAGATTACATTATCCAAGTTATCACAGATAGAAAAAAGGAAGATGCATTCAATCAATATAAAGCATTCAAAGCGGCAGTTGATTCAATTCAAAAAGGAAAACCTATATATGGAGCAGTTGATTTAGTAAAATCAAGAATTCATAATAACTCACAAAAATATACGATGGCTCTTTATAGTGCACTTCGTAATCAAAAATTTAATAAGTGGAAAGATATCCACGCTGATGTTGATTCTTTAATTGGAGAATCAGTAAACGAAGCAAGATTGGGAAAAGTATCCTTATTGAAAAGTGTTGAAGATGGTGAAACTTCAAGAGTTGAGGGAGTAAAGATTTCTAAAGATTTAGCATTCGAATTAAGAATGTTTTTACAAAGACCAATGTTAGCTAGAACAAGAACTGGTATTGCTATCGATAATTCACAAATGAAAGATGCAATTCCTATGTTGGCAAAAGCTGGTATTCATAAAAGATTATCATCTGGTGTGAAAAAAGAATTCGCTGAGTTACTAAAAAAATATAAATAAGGATAACCGATATGAAAAACCTATTAATAGAAACAAACTTATTTGAAGGAAGGGTGAATGAGGATTCATCGGGAAGAACTTTGGTTAAAGGTATCCTTCAACGTTCTGGTGCAGAAAACCAAAATGGTAGAGTGTACCCAAGAAATATCTTAGAAAGAGAGATAAACAAATATCAAACTTTAATTAAAGAGAGAAGAGCATTAGGTGAATTAGACCATCCTGATTCTTCTGTAATCAACTTAAAGAATGTATCACATAATATTAAAGAGGTACATTGGGAAGGTAACGATGTTGTAGGTACAGTTGAAATCTTACCTACTCCTTCTGGTAATATTCTAAAAGAATTATTAAGAGCTGGAATCCTTTTAGGTATCTCATCAAGAGGTATGGGTTCTACTCAACCAATGAAAGATAACAAACTTTTAGTTGGTGAAGATTTTGAACTAATCGGTTGGGACTTTGTATCCAACCCATCTACACATGGTGCATTTATGACTCCAATGAACGAATCAGTAATCAAACAAATTGGTACTGATGTTTGTGGAGATTTTTGTAAAGCACAAGATTTAATGAGAGAAATTATAACGGAATTAGGATAATGAGTAAAAAGAATTTTGACATATACGATTACGTTCACAACAACAAATTCACTTTGAAGGTTGAGAACAAAGGAGCTACTAAAATATCTAAAGGATACAATGATATTAGAAAGACTAACATCAACGAAGTAAAAATCGTAGATGGTAAATTCTCATTATCTGAATCATTAGAAGGAGAGAAAAAATTATCAACTGAAGTTAAAAAACACTTCTTAGAAATTATTTCAACTTATAAAGCATTCCAAGAACAAATGAAAAGACAATCTGATATCGTTGAGGTAGCAGAAACTTTGGGTGGTATTGTTGAAGCAGCAAAAACATTAACTCTTTCAGAAAACGATGATTGGTTCGATAAAGTAACCATCAAAAGAAATATGAGTGAGTTGGAAAAAATGGATAAAGCATTTGATAAGGTTGCAACTGAAGCAAGAGCTTTAGATGAAAGGTTACACGCATTATATGAAGATATGGGCAATATCTTAGGTAGATACTATGAGATTGCTGATATTGATGTTGATATGGCAAACGAAAGATTGGGTAAAAAATAACATTATGATTAAATTAACTGATTTACTAAAGGAAGAAAAAGCATTTACTGCCACAAATAAAGAAACTGGTAATGTATCGGTGTTTGATACTAAAGCCGCTAGAGATGCTGCTGTAAAATCTGGTTCTCACGAAAAAAGAAAAACTGATAAAGATGATGCAGTAGATGTACCAACTGGAGAGAAGAAACCAAATATGTTCTCTAAAGATGCTGGGTACGATGCTGGTGATGCAAAATCAGATGAACCTAAAAAATCAGAACCATCTAAGTATGATAGTGAATACTTTGCTGATGATGAAAAATTAGATAGTGTGGGTTATGATTCTGATACTGGTGATACTTACTACGATGATGACGATGAGGGACTTGCTGGATACAAAAAAACAGTAGAACGATTAAATAAAGTAGAGAGAGCATTAGATGATGAATTAAAGTTAAGTGATAATGGTTTCACAACCGCACGACAAAGTGGTGGTGGTGGTGGTTATTATGAAGGTCCTTTGGAAATTCATGATGATAACGCCATAGATGATGATGGATATCCAAGAGAAGGTGCAGTAACCTTATCAATAGGAAGTGGAGAAAATAATGGAAACTTTTCAATAGGATTTACGGATTTTGATGGAATGGAAGTATTTGATGGAGGTTATTCTATAACTGGAGATAGAGAATTATCAGCTGAAGAGGCATTTAAACTTGGAAAAGTTCTAATGAAAAATCCTGATGTTCAAAAATTCCTTAAAGGTAAAATATCAAAAGAAGAATTCAAAACTATCTACGATAAATTGGCATCTAAGTTTGGCAAATCATCTAAAAACGAAACAACTATGAAATTAAAAAATTTATTACCAATAAATGAAGGTCAACATAAAAAATTTGAAAGACAATTAAAAAACCTTCAAAAAATAATTAAAATTGATTTATCGGAAGCACTTGAAGTGTTAGAAGAAGATGGTGTTCTTGAATCAATTGACCATTTAGAAATTGCAGTTGAAAGACTTCAAGGTATGATTAAAGATTTAAAAAGAATTAGATAAATACTACTACTATGATTAAGTTAAGCCATTTATTAAGAGAACAAGAAACTTTTACAGCAACTAATAAGAAAACCGGTAATACTTCTACATTTGATTCGGAAGAAGCAAGAGATGCTGCTGTAAAGGCGGGAACCCATGCAAAAGTAAAGAGTAAAGGTGGTTCTAAAAAAGGTGGTAAAGGTGGAGTAAATATATTTGGTAAAGATGCTGGAACTCAAAAATCATTATTTCCTGATATCAAACCAGATGAGAAACCAACCGATGGTTCAGATAAAATAAAAGACCCAAAGGGAATGTCAAAAGTTGTTCCTAAAGGAGTTGGAACAGACCCTGATAAAATGGAAGATTGGATATATAACCAAAGAGGTTCAATTGGAGATGGTCAAAGTTTTGGATTAAGTGATGAAAATGAAAATGAACTTTATAACCTACATAACGATTATGAAGCAGCAAAAGAATCAGGTGATAAAAAAGAAATTGAAAGAACTAAAAAGGATTATATTGAATTTGTTTATAACAATTTAGAAAAAAGACAAAACAAACCACAAAAACCTAAAGTAAAAGATTTTTGGAATAAAAGTAAAACTCCGACTCCAAAAGTAGGAAAGTTTCCACACAAACCATCAAAACATACTGAAGAAGGACTTGATTTATTAGGCGATATGGCTATTGGGGGTGATAAAAAACTAACTCCTGAAGATATGGGTGATGCTGAATATGAAAGAACTATGTTGAGAATGTTATTCAATTCATTGGAAGATGCAAACTACCATACTGCTAATAGATATATTATGGCTGACCTACAAGGTTCTCCAGAAAAAAGAAAACAAGCAGATTATTCAAACTCACCTGATACTGGAACTCCGGAATGGGATGAGTGGTCAGAAAAAAACACAGTCTATACAAAAGATTTTGATAGAAACTTTAGTAGAGAAGATGAAAGAGAAGATGTGTTTGGTAAGTTTTCATTAGAAACTGCAGCAAAATCTGGTTGGGATGGAACTCAAATTGTAGCAGCATACTTAGCAAAATTGAGAAAAGATGGTAAAAACGAATTAGCAGATAGAATTCAAAAATCCTTTGAAGATGCTGAAAATTCTAAGAATGAAGGTACTATCAAACTAATGAACTTATTAAGAAAGTAATATCATGCCTGCTCAATCTCAACAACAACAAAAATTATTTGGATTAGCATTGGCATATAAAAGAGGAGAAGTACCTGCTTCAGAGGTTTCGGATGAAATTAAAAATATCGCTGATAGAATGAGTGAAAAAGAGATTGAGGATTTCGCAGCAACAAAACATAAAGGATTACCAACGATGAAAGAACAACTTAGAAAAATCGTAAGAGAGATAATGAGAGAAAGAGCAATCGCTGAAATCGAATTATCTAAAGCTGATATGGATAAACTACACTCTGATGGTGAAGTTGAGGTTGATGGTGAGAAGGTAAGTTTTGAAGAAGGCAAGAAAAGATTTAGACAGCAGGATGGTATTGGTAAAGCAAAATACACAATATCTTACCACGATGGAAAAAAGAAACATAAAGATGGTAGTGATTTCTTTGATATCAAAATCTTTAAGAACAAAAAAGATTTAAGTGATTTCGTTGGAACACTTGTAAAACAAGGATACAAACTAACAAACGAATCAGTAAACGAAGCTGTCAGTAAAGAAGCAATGGGAATCGCTGGATTTACTGGTACTCGTGGTATCGCCGTACAAAAATTCATTGATGATTATAATTTACATTCAAAAAAACTTTTTAACTTTGTAAAAAAAGGTAAACTTAAAGATAGACTGGCATTTGTAACTGCTATTGCTGGAAAGCCGGGTAATAAATATCAAGGTGATATAGTAGGTATGTTTGGTGAATCAGTAAACGAAGGATACTCTACCGAAGAAAAAAGAATTGTAATGATGGCAGTTAGAAAACTTGCCAAATATATGAATGTTGATATCAAAACTGCTATGGTATATGTATTAGGAGCAGGACAAGAGTTAGAAAGAGATATCAAAAAAGGTAAAATTACAAAGTAACTACACAAACTCTATAAAAAACTTATAATTTTCTTTAGTTTTTTATTGTTTTATAAATTTTTATA